GAATCTGGTGCGAGTTTTCCAAAAGTAAATGCAAAAGCAAGACCTACAAGTGGTAGCGTATATCCACGACCAAGATTAAGAAAGAGAGGTTAGCCCAATGGATATAAATAAACTAAAATATAGAGATTCAAATAACAATGCCTGAAATTTTAACAAACAATTTTAATCAAGACATTAATAAGTTATTCATAGCTGATGCAAAGGCTAACGATGACTATTATATGTTTGTTTCCAGCATTGGCGGTATTGAGCCAGTTGATTCTGCTACTTCTCAAAATGAGTTTTTAGAAAAGACTCTATTTGCCAAAAAGATAAAGAACGATGATATTAACTTTATGATAAAGTATTATCCTTGGCAAAGAGGAACCGTATACGCTGAATACGATGATAGTATTGATTTAGACGGTCTTAAGTTTTACGCGGTCGTTGGTCCTAACGATAATGATACCGATGATTATAGAATTTATAAATGTCTTAATAATAACGAAGGCGTAGGTTCAGAATCTCCACCAACATTTGATGCAGCTAACGTAAATCAAGTTTATGAAACTGCCGATGGTTATGTGTGGAAGTATATGTATCGTCTCACTACATTACAATTCGAAGGTTATAATGCTTTAGGTTATATACCAATTGATCCTGAAACAACCATTGAACCAGCTGAGGTTTACGGCGGTGGTATTTCAGAGATTCAAGTAACTAATGCAATTGTGAATAATGGATACGAAGAAAAGAATGGACTTATTAATAGAAACCTTGGTAGAGTAGGTAGTCCTTTAACTCACGGTGATGTTTTATTAGAAATAGATCCTAGAGAACAAGATTGGAATGAAACCGATAATTATTATGTAGGTCAATATCTTTATGCTACAAACCCAAGTTCAAGTGTTACCAACTTATTTGTAATTAAATCATATGAATTACAAACAGGTTCAGGTTTAGCAAGAATTGTTGTAGGTGGAGAATTAGCAGATCCTAGACGTGGTGTTATTGAAAATGCAACAGCAGCTGCACCAGTTGCTATTACATCAACTGACCACAACTTAGTTAACGGACAACCAATTACTTTTAGAAATGTTCAAGGTATGGTTGAATTAAATCTTAATGAATTGTCATCTGATACAGTAGCAGCTACAACATTTTATGTTTCAGTAATTGATGCCGATACATTCTCATTAAAAGCTGATCCTTTATTGGTTACTGATTTAGATGGAAGTGGATTTACTAATTATGATTCAGGCGGTACCTGGGAAGCATTAACTGATTGGGAAATTTCTACTTCAGTCGTAAACGCAAATATTAAAATATTCCCAAGAGTTATTATTCAAGGTGACGGAGTAGGAGCAGTTGCAGTTCCTGAGATTGATTCCGGTGGAATTAATAAAGTCATATTGTTAAATAAAGGTTCAGGATATAATAATGCAATTGCATCAGTCGTTGATCCTATCATTGACTTTAATCCAGGCGGAACAGAATCAGCAGACGTAAGAGCAACAATTAAACCTATTATTGAACCAAAAGGTGGACACGGTTATAACTTGCTTGACGAATTTAGATGTAAACATTTTTCAATGTATGCTTATATTACAGCAGAAGATAATACAAAGATCGGTGATAAGAATACATACGGATGTATTGGTATTGTAAGAACTCCTCAATTTAAAAGTATGGTAGATGTAAATACATGGAGAAGTGGACAAGCAAACACTGCCTCTGAGCCTGACATATTCGATAATAGAATCGCAATTGTCACTGATGATTATGCAAGATTAAATGCAAATAGTACAATCACACAAGTTGATGTAAACAACGATGTTATATTCCAAGCTCAAGTACATGAGATCGACGAAGCTTCGAATACAGTTTATTTGGCTGAATATATAGGTCCATATAAGAATAATGCACTTGTTGGTAATGGAGATACATCATTTAACCCAAATCTAGCAATTACATCAAATACTGGTCAGAGAATAACAATAAATAATCCTATAGCAGATAATGTTGTGTATTCAGATTATAAACAAAGAACAGGCGAAGTATACTTCATGGAGGAATTCTTCCCATTAGCAAGAAACGACCTCTCAAGAGAAGAATTTAAATTTGTACTGGAATTTTAAGGAACGTAAGTAAAGATGCCTATTAATAAAAACTTAAACCAAGCACCATACTTCGATGACTATGATGCCGAAAAGCAGTTCTATCGAGTTATGTTCAAGCCTGGCTATGCTATACAGGCAAGAGAACTTACACAACTCCAGACTATGCTGCAAAATCAGGTCGAGTCATTCGGAGATAATATTTTCAAAGAAGGTTCAATCGTAAAAGGTTGTAACTTTACAGAACTTGACGATCTTCAATATGTAAAATTAAATGACGGTCCAACAGGATTTAATGCAGAAGCATATATCAGTGGTCCTGCAGTTGAAACACTCGGCGGTCAAGAAGTTGAACTTGATTATGTTTATGAAGTATCAGGTGCTTCTTCTGGTCTTAAAGCAGAAATTGTTCAAGCAGCAAAAGGTTTCCAAACAAGACCACCAAATCTAAATACTTTCTTTATCAATTATACTAATATTGGTAACGCAGGACAAACTCAATTCCAAGCTGGTGAAGCTTTAGTTGTAACGAGATACAAATATCTCAGAGGAACAAGTACCGAAGCATTAACAGTTAATGTTGTAATTAATACCGATCTTACAGTTTTCCAATCTCCTTCAGCAGGTAATCCTCATGTTGGTAGAGCCTTTGGTATTGAAGCTGCTCCTGGTATTATATTTCAAAAAGGTCATTTTATATTTACAGCAGAACAAAGATTGGTTGTTGAAAAATATACCAATGTTGCCGATGCAAAATCAGTTGGTTATTTAGTATCTGAATCACTTATCAATGCTTTACAAGATAACAGTTTATACGATAACGCAAACGGTTCCAAAAACGAAAACGCACCTGGTGCAGATAGATTACAACTTGTTCCTACATTAACAGTATTAGAAAGTTCTGAAGCAACTGCAAATTCTGACTTCTTTACATTAGCTCGTTATCAAAATGGTAACGCAATTACTGTTCGTGATGTTTCTCAATATAATGTTCTTGGTGAAGAAATGGCTCGAAGAACATACGAAGAGTCAGGAAACTATATCCTAGAGCAATTCCCATTAACAACTGATGACCGTGCTGGTGAAGTTCAAGTTGTTGTTGGACCAGGTACAGCATATGTTAAAGGTTATAGAGTAGAAAATTCTGGTGAACGTTCATTCCAAATAGATCAAATAGCATCAACCGAAACAATTGAGAATCAAAATATCTCAATGGAATATGGAAACTATTTTGAGATTGATAATTCATCTGCCTCACAAGGTTATTTAAATCTTGGTATATTATCAGTAGTTGATGCTCAAATAGCAAACAGCAGTTCAGCAGGTTCTGTTTTAATTAAGAACATTACAGATAAAAGAGTTTATGTTCATTATAATATTTTCAATGGCGCAGCAGGAACACCAGTTAGAGACATTACTAAATTAAGTGATGGTAATGGTGATGTACCTGTTAAAACAAATAGTTTAGGTGCTCCTGTTATTAAAGAGACAGGAAGAAAGGCATTAATATTTGATACAGGTGTAAATGGAGTATTCTCAACAAGCAATACTCTTATTCCTTGTAGAGCACAAAATGCAAGTAGTGCAACAACAGGAACAATTACATTAACGGCAGGACCAGGAGAAGACTTTAATTGTCTTAACGATGATATTAGAGTTAACCAAGGTGGAACTACTTATCCTGTTATAAGTACAACTACTGCATTAAATAATTCACAACTTAATATTGTTTGTGATTCAGGTTTAAGCGGATCAGTAGAAGTATTTTATAATAAGAGACAAATTGGATCCTCAGGTGGCATTTCTCCATACGCTAAAAACGAACGTGATACGTTTGTGAAGTTTAACTATACAGGTGTACAAGCAAAATATAGTTTAGGTTTCCCTGATGTATTTAAGATTGTAAGTATTGTAGATTCAACAGGCGCAGATTTTACAAACAGCTTTAGATTAAAATCTAATCAGAGAGATACTTTTTACGATCTATCTTATGTAGAATATATTGAAGGTCGACCACAACCAAGTGGATTGATGACAGTTAATCTAAAATGTTTTGAAGTAAATACTGCTACAGGTTCTTACTTCTTTACAATTAATAGTTATCCTAATACTTTGAATAGATATGATATTCCTTCATATGTATCAGAGTCAGGACAAGTATTTAACCTAAGAGATAGTTTTGATTTCAGAGCACACGTCGATAAAGATACTGGTGCAAATTATTCGGCAACCGTAGGTAATGCTCCAACGATTACTCAACAGGTTGGGTTTAATCCAATTACTTTTAATGATAAAGGTGCACCGCTTGTACCTGCGGCTCAACAATCATTACAAACAGATATAGAACATTATCTTTCAAGAATAGATACAGTTGCATGTGATTCTTATGGAGAGATAATTTTAATTAAAGGTGAAGAATTAAAGAACGCAAAACCACCTAAACTAACAACAGATCAATTAGCAATCGCAAACGTTGAGATTCCAACTTATCCTGCATTGTCTAAGAAACAATCCGATGTTCTTCGTAAAGATGATTACGCAATCAAGCCAAGAGCAACTGGAATTAAAAACTTTACAATGAAAGATATGCACAATCTTGAGAAGAAGATTGATAACATGGCATATTATATTTCATTAAATCAATTAGAATCAGAAACTGATAATTTAATTGTTAGAGATGAGAATGGATTAAATAGATTCAAGAATGGATTTATTGTGGATCCATTTAATAACTTATCGTTATCAGAAATTTCTCATCCGCAATTTAATGCTGCTGTACCATTTAATCAAAAGATATTAACTCCTTCGTTAAAAACATTTGCATTGGATTTAACATATGATTCAGCAACAGGATCGTCTATCTTCCCAAGTACTGCTGATGCAAAGGTTGGTGTAATTGGTAGAGATTCAAATGTTGAAGTAATTAATCAGCCTTATGCTTCTAACTTTAGAAACTGTGTAAGTAACTTTTATAAGTATGTAGGTGATGGAGCTATATCTCCACCATACGATGCTGCTTATGATACAACAGTTAACCCTGCTTCTATTGATATAGATTTAACTACTCCTTTCCAAGAATTCATTGATGACATTCAACCATTCTTGCCTATGACTGATACAACAGTTACTCGAGATTTTGTAGCTGATGAAAATAGAAGAAGAGCAAGACGTGGTGCAGGTGTTGAAACTACAACAATTACAACAGCATCAAGTCAAATTGAAATAGATAGCTCAACAACAACTGAATCGTTTGTTGGTGAATTTGTTTCTGACTTTAGATTCCAACCGTATATGGCATCGAGAGATATCAAAGTTTATATGTCAGGATTAAGACCTAATCAAAGACATTACTTCTTCTTTGATGGTATTGATGTAAATGCACATGTTATGCCAGGTTCAAATACAGCTAACTCAGTTGGTGAAGTAGGAAGGTTCGGTGATAAAGGAGCTACGGTCTCTACAGATTCAAACGGTGTATTAAGAGCTGTATTCCACTTACCTGCTGAAACATTCTATGTAGGTGATAGAGTAATGGAAATTGCTGACGTTTCACAATACTCAAGTATTGATTCTGCGTCAACTTCAAAAGGATTTGTTACTTATAGAGCATATAACTTCAGTGTTGAGAAAACAAGTTTAACGACTTCAACAAGAGCTCCAAACTTTGATGTTAACACTGTTATAACAACAAGAAACGTTGCTCGTCGTATTAGAGGTAGAGATCCACTTGCACAAACATTCTTTGTTAAGAAAGGTATGGGTGCAGGAAGTAATTCAATTTACTTATCAGATATTGATGTATACTTCCGTCGTAAACCAACGCAGACAGGCTCAGGTGGTAACGACACTGCTCCATTAAATGGTGTATCATTACAGATTAGAGAAGTTGTAAACGGTTATCCAACAAATAGAATTTTACCATTCGCAAACGTTCATAAATTACCTGCTGATGTTAATGTATCTGAAGATGCTTCTTCAGCAACTACATTTACTTTTGAAGCACCTGTAAGATTGGATGTAGAAAAAGAATATTCAATTGTAGTACAGCCTGATGCATCAGATCCTAACTATTTAATTTATACTTCTAAAGTTGGTGGAATTGATTTAACACCAGGAGCAACAAAAGGTTCTGCTATTACTCAGGATTGGGGTGACGGTGTTCTATTTACTTCAACTAACAACTCTGCTTGGAAATCATATCAAGACGAAGATATTAAATTTACAGTAAGAAGACATAACTTTAATTCTACAACAGGTACGGTTAAATTAACAAATGCTAATCATGAGTTCTTATCACTTAATAATATTACAGGAAAATTTACTCCTGGTGAATTAATTTATCAAGATGGTTCAACTCCTGCAGATACGGCAATTACAACAAACGGTACTAAAACATTAGTAGGTACAGGTTTAGATAGTGTTTATGCTGCTGGTGATTATATTAAGACAACTGTTTTGACTAAAATTGAAATACATAAGATTGCCACTGTTGTAAATTCAACAGAAATTATATTAGAAACTCCAACAGTAAGCTCAGGTGGTGGTACTCACTTACCTGTCATTGCTGGTGATTTGGATCTATATGATGTTCAAAGAAATCCTTATGAATGTCATTTAGTTAATTCTTCTGCAACTGCAGCTAAACAATTTAACGTAGGTGCAAATATTGTTGGTCTTGATAGTGGAAGTACAGCAAACGTTTCTGCCATTAACGATATTAATTTAAGTTATATTCAACCGATGATTATGAAATCAAATGATTCTTCTTCAAGAACATTATTAGATGGTACTTTTGTACCACCTGCCGATGTATCATCTACTTACTTAAAGCCAATGCAATTTAATGACAATAACTATTTTACAGAGAAAGGTGTAATTCTTTATAGTAAGTCTAACGATCCAAACGGATCAAAAGCATTTACTTTAAATGTTAATATGACAAACGATGGTAACGTTACATCAACACCATTCGTTGATATTGAAGCATCTAAACTTATTGCCTATCAATATAAGATTACCAATACTGCAGATACCACAGCAAAGTATATTAGTAAAAAGATTGAATTAGCAGAAGATCTTGATGCTGAAGATTTCAATTTAATTCTTTCTGCATATCGTCCAACAGGAACAGATATTAAAGTATACATCAAAGCTCAGAACGCATATTGCTTTGATGATTTTGATAGCCTAGCATGGACTGAGTTGGAATTATTTGAAGGAGTTGGTTCCTTCTCTGCAATTTCAAATCTTGGTGATTATAGAGAATTTAAATATAAAATAGCAGACTCAGACAAGTTTGGCAATGTTCCGGGTGGAGCATTTGCTTATACAAGTCAAAGCGGTGCTTTCGAAGGATTTAAGAGATTCCAAATTCGTATAGATTTATTATCTCCTAATATTCATAACGCACCTACACTAAAAGATTACCGTGGACTTGCGTTAACATAAGGTCAATACCATGAGCAATGTAAAGAATATAAACAGAGATAATTCAACTGGTGCAATTCTTAGTACTGATGCTGCCGCTCTCAATAAATATAAGGTAGAACGGAATTTTTACCGTAAGGTAGACAGAATACAAAATGACTTGGTTGATATTAAAAAGAGTATTCTCGATATTTACCAAAGAATCGAAAAATTGGAAGAAAAATAAATGGCTATAGATATAGGTAAGATAACAACTTCACAGACATTCCAAAATTGGTTTAATAAAACCAATGACCTGGTTGATGCTCTTGCTGATAATGTAGTAACCGCATCACCTGGCGGAGATACTACTACAGGTAGTGCTACACTTACTGGTACTATAACAGCAGCAAACGTTGTTGGTTCTACCAAAGTTTCAACAGATACAATTCAAGCGGTTACAAGTAATGCTTCAGTTAATTTTGTTAGTCCATTACAAGTAACAGGTGCTGCACAAACAACAAGTACATTCTTATTTGCGGCAGGACCTCAGACAAGATATTCAACAGGTACATTAAGTTGGGATGTTGGGTTAGAAGATGCAAATCCTGGTGCCTTTATTATTGATACAGGTACAGGTGATCCCAAGTTTAAATTATCAACCGCAGGTACTTTAACTGTACCTGATGCCACTGTTACTGGTACATTGACAGTTGGTACATTATCAATTGGAAGCGGTGGTGGTGGATTAAGTACCGATGATATTTCTGAAGGTAGTACAAACTTATACTTTACCGATGCAAGAGCAAGAGGTGTATTCTCAGGTGGTGACGGTATTAATATCGCAACTGATGGAACGATTTCATTTGACGGTGAAGGTGAACTCAATACTTATAAAGGTAACGAGTTTATTACAACCGGCTCAGTTTCTGGTGATGAAAAAGCCTTCATTACAGGTAAGAGACTAATTAATGTACCATTCGGAGTTCTTAACAGTAATTGGTCTGGTACTGACTATGAAGTACTTACATGGGGACCAAGTGGTATTAATGTAAACGGTTACGGATATTTTAATGATGATGTTCAAGTCCGTGATGGTGATGTTGAAGTTTATAGCGGTAGCACTAAGGTTGCACAAATAGACCAAAGTGGAAATGGAATATTCCTTGGTGACGTAACAACAAACGGATCATTCTCAGACGAAAGATTAAAAGAAAATATTGTTCCTTTAGAGAAGGGACTTGATACATTAGAACAAATAAAAACATATACATTTAATTATAAAGACGGACCTCAGGATACACACCCAGGTGTTATTGCCCAAGAATTAGAACAATTAGTTCCTGAAGTAGTTTATGATATTGAAATGGAAGATGATACTTACAAGGCTGTAAGATATCAACAATTAGTGCCGATCCTAATAAAAGCAATTCAGGATTTAAGTGAAAAGGTAAATGTTTTAGAAAACAAGCTTGAAAACAAAGAGTAATTGAGTATTATACTTATAAATAATAAGGTAATACCACAAGGAAAAGACTAAAGATGGCAAAAATTTCAGAACTACCTCCGATTACTGGTGCCAATACCAGAACAGAAGACCTGTTCGTTATTGTCAACCTTGTCCAAGGAGACGACGGTACAAGTAATATTACTAGGAAAGAATTAGTTGAAGCAATTCAATACGAAATCTTTGCTAGGATTCAAATTACAGGTGGAAACATCTCTGGCGTTATCCTGCGCGATTCTCGTATTGATAATGTCCAAATGGACAATTCTGAAATTGAAGATACGGCTTTCCTAAGAGGTAACATCGACGATACACTGATGACAAACAGTGTAGCCAACAATATCACAATCGGTTCATCTTCATTCAGTGATGGTGAAATCTTTGACTCAACCGCTAACAATGTTGTCATTACAAATTCTGAGTTAAATGACAGTATTGGTAATAATAATGTATTCACTACTACAGAGTTACTTGGTGGAACTGCCAACGACTTTATTATTACAAGTTCAGAGTTCAATGATGGTACTGCTAACAACGTAACAATTACATCTTCAAAATTATTTGACAGTGAAGCAAATAATGTCATCATAACAAATTCAGAGTTCAACGAAGGTACAGGTAATAATGTAATCTTAACGAACTCAACAATTGATGATTCTTCTATTACAAATTCAACAGCAAATAATGTTGTCATCGAAGCCTCCGAGTTTAATAACGGTGATATTAGTGATAGTGATATCGTTAATGGTACGATGGATAATACTGACATTACTAATGCCACCTATACAGACGGTGATATTGATAATGCAGTTATTATCAATTCTGATTTTTCTGATGGAACAATCGAAGATTCTACTGCCAACAATATTGTTATAACACAATCTGAGTTTAATGACGGTACAGGAAACAATGTTGTCCTAACTAATTCAACGATTGATGATTCTACGCTTTCTGATAGTGTTATTACTAACAGTGAATTCCAAGGTGTAATGGATAATGTTGTTGCGACTAACATGTCAATTGGTAGTTCAACTGCTGATGGCCTTGGTGCAAATAATTCTTCATTCGATAATGGTACTCTTGGTGGATCGACATTTACAGGTGGTGTAATTGATAGATCACAACTTGTCGACTTCGACATGGATCTCAATAACGAATTTGAAGCTCCAATGGATGATGAATCCTATTTCGCAATTCGTAACGAAAAGACAGGTGATACAGAACAAATTAACTTTGGTCAACTATTCGACGAAGTATCTAAGAAAACAGCACAAGCTTTAAAGGTTCATGCTGATGCAGGATCTGGTGATGATAAAAACCCAGGTACTCAATTACAACCTGTAAGAACATTAGAAAGAGCATTTGAACTTTGTTTAGAAAAAGCAGGTGGCGAATTAAATCGTAACGCAATTAATAACGCTGTTCATATTTCAGTAGGTCCTGGTACTTATTATACAAAAGGTAATCTTCAATTACCTGATGACTGTTCTTGTACTTCAACTGCAGGTCAGTATGCTACAGTTATCGAACTACTTCCTGGATACGAAAACAATAACGGAATCTTAGTTGGTTCTGGTGGTTATGTTCAAGGATTTGGTTATCAAAACTTTAAGGTTGATAACTTTGATTTCCCAGAAGGTGGATTTGCGATTGCTTATCGACCAGGTGCCAAACTATTACGTTCACCTTACTTAAGAGATAGTACTCAGTTATCTAACTTCTTACGTCAAGATGTTGAACCACCTCTTAACCCTTATAATTCAAAAGGTACTCTTGCTGACCTTGGTCAAACATTTGTACTTGAAACAAATATTACTGGTAATAACATTGACCCACTTCTAAGTTTATGGAAACTTGATGATGAAGTTGTATTCTCATCTGGTGCTATAGGTTACTTATCTTGGGATGATTCATTAGACGCACTCAAAGGTACAGTTCCTGGTGATGTTAATCAGACAAGAACAATCAGAGTTCGTAACCTTAAGAACGGTCAAGGATTTAAAGTTGGAGATACAGTAACATCAGAATCTGGTGGAACAGGTGTTGTCCAATCCATCGGAATTGACGACTTCCCTAACAGAGCGGTTGGTCGTGGTGGCGGTTGTGTACTTGCAGATAGAAGAGTACTTGATACCGATTCATTATATACATACGTACTTTGTTTTGGTTTCACACCTCGTACTCAAAACGGTTTAGGATATGTTGCTAGAGACGGTGCTGGTGTTAACGGTATTGGTTCATTGTCAATCTTCGTTCGTTGTGCATTCTATGCATTGAATGGTGGTCAAATGACGCTGAACAACTCAGGTACTCAGTTCGGTGATATATCAATGAGAGCAAAAGGAACAACTCAGTTCTTTGCTCCAAAAGCAACAGCAGTACCTATTATTGGTAATACTGCCTTCGCAGAATCAATTGATTACGGTGCAGACGAAATTATTGAAGATGTCGTTGAATACCTTACAGCCAATACTGCCAACGGCGGATTAGGTTATCAAGAATACGATTCAGAAAAATGTTTAAGAGATTCAGGTATTGTACTTGATGGTACAGGATACGATGTTGCTCTCGATACCAACTATTGGGGTCGTTTAGGTGGTATTACTTATAGATCACCTATCAGTTACGTTGTACCTGGAGAACAGTTACAAGAAACAAAAGGTTCATTAGAATACCTAAGAGATAGAACAAAAGAAATATTTGTTTCAGGTAATTCTGAAATCAACGAACGTATTGAAACATCCTTTAGAGAACTTCTAAATGTATTAGAGTACGGTGAAGAGAACATCAACCCGATTATATGGCAAGATACTTCTGTTCCTTATACCGCAGCTAGACATCTTTTACAAGATAACAAAGATTTAATTACAACAGATTTAATTGATTGGATTGAGAACAACGATGAGTTCTATGCTTACGATAGTAAAGCTTGTCGTAGAGATGTATCTGATTATATTATTCCTGCTGTTAAAAACGATATGTTATTTGACACAAACTATAACTCAGTAACTGCAGGTCGTGCATATTACATGGCTGCTGCAAAAACTGTTATGGAAAATCAGAATAACGAAACGGTTGCAGCATACAAGAGATTGAAAGATCAAACAAATGAATTGGTTGATGGAGATTCATACGTTGCTTCTGATCGTCTTGATGATGCATACGATAACATTTTAGAAATCCTTCAGAACAAAGGAAAACAGTTTACTCCTACTGCCGCAACTTATGACCCAGAAACTGGTTTATCAGTTATCACACTCGGCAAAACAACTGGACTTACGGTATCAAACGCAACCTACGATCCTGCTACAGGAATCATGGAAGCAACTGTAGGTTCACATACACTAGAAGTTGGTGATCATATATGGATAAAACCTGAAAGTATTACATTTAGTTGTAATATGGGAGGAGGTGAACAGAATCACGCAGTTCCTGAAGCTCACCACCCATACTATAACAAACCATGTCCTATCATAGGAACATCTGCTACAACGATTATAATGAATGTTGGTACAGGTGGATCAGGTCAAGTACCTCATACGTTTGTTTCAGCAACACCTAACGCGTTTACAGCAGGTCATAGTTTGGCTGCAGGTCGTTATGTATTATTGAAAACAGGTGGATTGGTATTTACTTGTGACAGAGATAATAATACAAAGAGAACAGGTTACCCAAGAGCTACTGACCCAGCGGCAGGAACACCAGTTGAGGTTATAGGTTCTAACGCAAAATCAATTACAATTAATGTTGGTAAATCAGCAATCGTTGATGATCATACATTTGTTGAAGCTTTACCTAATGCAGTATCTATATTAGGGGATGATATTAAATGGTCAGAAGACTCAAGTATATCTGTTAATAAGATAAATGCAAGAAAGCAATTACAAAGAAACAAAGAATTCATTCAAGATTTAATTGAAGGTTATATTGAAGATACTTATTATAGATACGATTCTAACAAGTGTCGTCGAGATGTAACTTCTTATATCTTACCTGCAGTTGAAAGAGATATTCTAACAGGAACAAACTATAACGCAGTTCAAACTGGTATTGCTTATAGAGCAGGTACTACACTTGCTGATAATGTTATTAATAATCAGTTAGTAGAAACATTAGGTTCAATGGAAACATTGAAGCAGGAATTAATTAGTACAACACCTGGTGCTCAGTTTACACCAACAACTGCAACTTACGATCCTGCTACAGGAAAGTTTGAAGCAACAATTGGTCAGCATAGTTTATTACCTGGAGATTATGTAAGATTCTCTGATGGTGGTATTGTGTTTAGTTGTGATACAGGAAGCGGAGTTCAAAACGACGCTGTTCCTGCTGCGCATCATCCTTACTTTAATCATCCTTGTCCGATCGAGGCAGTTACTTCTACAACTATTATAATGAATGTAGGTACAGGTGGAACAGGACAATATCCGCATACGTTTGTTTCTGCAGCTGCTAATTCAATTACAGAAGTTAAGGCGTTATCTGACGAAGCATCAAGACATAGAACAGTAGAGAATATTGATAAAGTTAAAAATATTCTAAATTCTGGTAATAAGATCTATACTCCATCTAATGCAACATATGATCCTGTAACTGGTTTAACGGTTATTACAATTGGTGCTCACGATTTACAAGTCGGAGAAGAAGTATTACTTGCACCTAACAGTTTAACATTTACTTGTGCAACTGATGGTAATGCATCTCAACATACTTACCCAACTCAAACAGTAACTAACTTTACTCCAACTGATGCAAGTTATGATCCAGCAACCGGTGAATTTACAGCGGATATAGGTACTCATAAATTACAGGTTGGTGATGAGATTGAGTTCGCAACTCGCGGTATTACATTTACTTGTGCAATAGACAATAATCAAACTCAACACTCTGCACCTGAACCACATCATCCTTTCTACAAGAAGGCAGTTAAAATTACTTCTGTAAATGGAAACGTAATTGGAACTAATGTTGGAGCAGTTGCTAACGGCGGAGGAACTCATACATTTGTATCTGCTGTCACAGGAGCAATTAAAGGAACAAGAAATCATCCTGCATACAAGAAGCCTGTCGTTGTTGCACAAACAACATCTACATCGTTTACAGTAAATGTAGGTACAAGTACTGATACTTCAACTCATACATTTGTTTCTGCTACATCAGACAGTGTTAAAACTGCTAAGTACAATTCAACATATACTCCATACGATGCAACGTATAACGCAGTAACTGGCGTATTTACAGCATCAATTGGAAAACACAATTTGGAAGCTGGTGATACGATTGTTATTAAACCAAATTCAGTAATCTTTACTTGTACTTTAGATGGCGGTGTTACAGAACATGCTGCACCGGCTAAACACCATCCTGCATATAAGACCCCTGTAAGACTTACAGAAGTTACTGCCGATACAATTACAATGAACATCGGAACAGGTACTGGTGGTACTCATACATTCGTTAGAGCGGATGCTGGGGCAATTGACACGGATGGTTTATTCTTTACTGATCCTGCATCTTATGTCAAGCATTACACTCCAACTACAGCAACATTTGTTCCTGCTACTGGGTTAAGTGATATAACAATACCAGGACACGATTTAACAACAGAAGATTATGTTGAGTTCGCTCCATACGCATTTACATTTACTTGTTCTCAAGATGGTGATGCAACTGAACATTCATACCCAAGAAAAGGCGATGTAAACTACATGCAGCCAATGAACATTACAGCAATCGTTGGTGATGTTGTTACTGTTGATATGGGTATCGCAGGTACAGCAGGTGGAGTACATACCTTCGTATCAGTAATCAAAGACGGTGTTTCAAAATCTACTTATAAATCTCAAGGTCAATACGCAAGAGAACAACTACAACAAAACAAAGACTTCTTGGCTAAGGAAGTATCCGCTTACTTGGATACCCAATACTTTGTATTTGATGGAGAAAAATGTTCAAGAGATTCAGGATTCATTCTTGATTCTGTAAGACGTGATATGGCAACAAACTCAACTTGGAACTCTCAGTTCATGGGTCTAGGATATAGAACCGGTTCTGTAGGTGCTAATAAAGTTATTGACGATCAGTTGGTTGAAACAGTTGCGGCAATTAATTATCTTAAAGCTCAAGTTGCAGCAGATCCTTCAGTAACAGGAGTTGCGTTAACAAGAACAAATCAACATTTTGATAAGATCATTGATATCATGCAAAATGGTTCAGCAAACATTGGTACAAAACAATGGGGTGCAACTGCCGCGTTAAGTAATAACCATAATGATGCTGGTAATATCTTAATTACAAACAGAGCATTTATTATTGCTGAAACTACTGCTTATATTGCTCAAAATTATCCAACACTGAATTATGATACTGCTGCTTGTGAAAGAGATACAGGTTATCTTGTTGATGGTTTAATACAAGATGTTAAGTTTGGTGGAAATACATGTTCAGTTAACTTCGCAAGATTGTATTTTGAAAATGCGGTATCAGTATTACCTGATGATCAAGTATTGCCAACATACAAAACATGGGAACATATTGCTGATGTTGTTTGGAATATCGTACGTGATGTTACTATTACTCCTACAACAGGAAATGGTCAAGCACAGGATGATTCAGGAACTGATTACGGAATCGAAGTTGCTAACCTAGCAAGAGATAGAGTTAATATTGTAACTCAAGTAATCAGCGACAATACATTAGATTACTTACCTGCATATATTGAACCAAATGTTGAAGATGCAATGATTGCGGCTCATGCTGCAATTGATGGTATGACAGAAAATCTTTCTGCTTCAGTAATTGATTACTTAAGAGATGAACACAACGGATTACCTTATAAGAAAGCAACATGTGAACGTGATATCGGAATCATGGTTGATGCAATCAGTAGAGATATTGAGTACGGCGGAAATGAAAATACATTAGAAGTATTTGATTATTACTTCCGTAGATTTGATACAACATCTGCTGATTACGAACAGCAACGTTCAACTAACGTTTTACCAATTGAAGTAAAAGGTCAATTCAGAACATTATCTAATTACGAAGATACTGCTAACGTTTCAGGTTTAAGAGAAGCAATCAATGTATTGCCTTATGAACAACGTGAGGCAACTCAACTTGCATTTAACAGACTTGCAGGGTTGGCTGCTCCTGTCGCTGCAGGTACTCAACAAACTTCATCTTATACAACATTCGGAGTTTCATCTGCAACCTACGATCCTGCTACAGGAATTTATGTTGCTGATATTGGTACTCACAGTTTTGATGTTAACGCTGAAGTATATCTAAAACCAAACGGTGTAACATTCAGTTGTGATATGGGTAGTGGAGTTGCGAATCATACTTCACCACAGAAACATCATCCTTATTACAATAAAGCAGTTAAAATTATTGCTACAACCTCAACTACAATTTCAATGAATGTAGGAACAGGTGGTTCAGGACAACAACCACATACATTCGTATCCGCTGATGCAGATGCAATTAGTATGGGTCCATATCATATTATAGATGGAACTGTGGCAAGTTCTGCTAAGGCTGGAGAAGTTGCACAATTAATTTACTCAGTATCTAATTTAATTGATAAGACCAATATTGAAGATTCTGAAATGCCAACATTAACTAAGGCTTCGTTTGATCCTAACAGAACATTGGCAAGAAAGCAATTAGTAAGAAACAGAGACTTCATCATCGAAGAATTACAAGGATACCTCAAAGATCGTTACTACGTATTTGACGGTGACAAATGTAAGAGAGATGTTGGAATGATTATCGACGCAGTTAGGACTGATGTATTAACAGGCGGTAATCAATCAGCAATATTTAATGGCCTTGCATATAGAACAGGTTCTGCTGGTGCTGACGTAGTTATTAACGAACAGTTAACTGAAACAATAAAAGGTATTGAGTTCGCAAGAGATAAGGCAATTGAAGCTGTAGTTGACGGTGAAATGAAACGTAGAACAGAAACTGCGTTTAATGAAGTTATTGATATAATGACTAACGGTCGTGCTAACGCTGATGCAATTGATTATACAAATACATCACCTTCAACTGAAAGAATTAATGCAAGATCTCAGTTACAAAATAATAAAGCATTCTTACAAGCTGAAATTACAGCATGGCTTGCTGCTAACAGACCTTCACATAGTTACGATGTTGCTAGATGTGAAAGAGATACAGGTTACTTAATTGATGCCATTGCAGCTGATGCTCAATACGGTGGAAACTTTGCTACACTGAACGATGCAAAACTTTACTTTGAAAATGCGGTATCAGTATTACCTGCAGATCAAAGAGAACCAACGGCTGCTGCATTTGCTCACCTTGGTGATTGTGCTGAACTTATTTGTTTAGATACTGATATCGGTGGACTTAAATCTGCTGGTAACGGTGAAACTCAATCATTCGCAGGTGGAACTGCTCAGGCTGCTATATCTGCTGAAGTAGAATCACTATTTGATATTGTTGCTGACTCAATTACCAATAACACAATGTTACTTTCTCCTAAGGTTGTAATGCCTGATGAAACAAACGCAGTATGGGGTGCAACAGCAACTGCTGCTTACCTTGCACTTGACGGAATTAAGGATTCAGTTTCTACTTCGTTACTTGCTCATCTGTCAGAGTTCTATCAAGTATTACCTTACAGTGAAACAAAATGTCGAAGAGATACAGGATATATCATCGATGCACTTTGTCACGATATTCAATACGGTGGTAATGCGGCATCAGTTCAAACTGCAGGAATGTATTTTGAGAATGCTGTAAACACTGGATTACAAATCGAACAAAGAATGGGTACAAGAGATGCATTCTTACACTTGGCAAAAATTGTAGAACACGTTGTTGGTGGTAAAGATATTACAACTACTTTATATCCAAGAACAGGAAAATACTACACAGGTGATATTGTAACTAAATACGATTATTGGAATGGCCTACCTTCATATCAAACTGTAGAAGCACAGGATATGGTTGCGGTTGGTGCAAATCCAAATACTTGTAAAGAAGCAAGAAAACTTGTTGAAATTGTTGCCAACGCAGTTGATGATAATATTGAAACAAGAAACACAATACCTGAAAGAATTGATGTATTACAAACTTGGATGGGTGATAACTACATTACTTCTAAAGAGGTTGTAGAAAGAAGATCTTCAATCTTGGCAGAATCAGTAATTACATATCTATCAAGTACTCATAACGCGTTAAGTTTCCCTGAAGCAAAATGCAGAAGAGATATCGGTTATATTATCGACTCAATCTCTCATGATGTACAACACGATTCTAACTTTGCTACATTACAATCAGCAGGTATATACTTCGAGAACGGAGTATCAGTACTTCCTGTAGATACTAAAACTCAATACGCTGATGTATTACAATTACTAGGTGATGTTGTTGAGCAGGTTGTTCAAGAAACTCCAGTAACTAATGCAAGTAATTATACATTAACTCCACAGAATACTGTAGGTACAGCTGCTACGGCTCTTGAAGGTACTCAGGTACATGATCTTGTTGCTGTCATTGAGAATGTTGTAAGAGCTGATGATACAGATGAAATACCATTACCTACTGAAACTGCAAGTTGGGTTGATGCTACATTAAGGAATGTTGGTACTAAACTTGATAACAATACAGAGGAACTTGCTTCTGATGTAACTGAATATATCAATAGTAACTTTAATGTACTTGATTACAACAAAGCAAAATGTAGAAGAGATACAGGATTCTTACTCGATGCATTCAGCTTCGACTTAAACTTCGGTGGTAACAGTGCTTCAAGATGGAATGCTGATTTCTACTTCTGGAATCAAATTTACAGATTGCCTGAAGATCAAAGAATACCGACTGCAAAATCATACCGTCACTTAGGTAGAATTTGTAAGGATATCGTATTAGGTGAATACCCAGGTCAAACAATACTTGGTGAACTCGCAACTGAAGTCGAAAGTAAGAAGGTTGAAGAATTAGCAAATATCTTCTATAAGACACAATTATATAACGATACTAAGTACTTACCTGTATTAATGGAACCTGATTACACATTCAGTAATTCAATATTTACCGATGCTCAAAACATTATCGGTCAAAGAAGAAAAGAATTACAGAAAGATACTGTAAGACATGTTAACTCTGCTTACAACTTCGTTGATATTAATTTAACAAGAAGGGATGCAAGAAACTTATTAACTGCTGTCTATAATGACTTTGCTTACGATAAGTTCAATCCTGATGTTCCACAACCTACATATAGTGATAATGGTTCTCAGAATGCTGTAAGAACATTTACCGCGTCGTTCTTTAACTATGACGGTACTCATGTATTCCCAGTATTCAATCCAACAATGCAAGGTCTGAAATACAGAGGATCAGTTAATTCCTTCGCAGATCTAAGTAGTGTTACTGGAATGAAACCTAACTATGCTTATATTGTTGCCACTGATATTACAGTAAGTAACTTTACCGGTGATATATATTATTGGAATGGTACCGCTTGGACCTTAGAAGGTGCTAACGATACAACGTTATTGGATGCATTTGTTGGTTCATGGGATAGAATGAAAACTTACATTACAACAAATCTATCACCTGACGCTGAACATACCGCAATGGTTAATGGATTATTTGACGACTGTCTGAAAGACAACGTATTAAGACCTGAAACATTGATCTTCGGATCATTGGTTGAATCCATTGCTCACCAGTTCAACGGTGCATCGGCTGGTGTTAACAGAAACGCATTACCTCTGAACTTCAGAAACTTAGGTGCTGCTATATCGGCGATTGCTTCGGTACTCAATGAAAACGGTGGACGTATTCGTTGGTCAGGTGCTGATGAATTGAATAACCAGTACTTCGCAAGAGGTCTAAGAATTAACGGTAGAACAGGTCGTATTGAAGGCCGACCATTTACTTCTTCGGTTCGTAAGTTAGCAAGACGTGCTTCGAACTCGAGAGCGGTAGTTTAAAAAATTTAAAAGGGAATAAGAAAAATGAGCGTAACAACAATTACAACGAGTCAAGCTCCAGACGCAAAACCAGTTGCGATTAACGAGATTGTGACTACGAACTGGCAAGTGATTGCAGATGTACCTAATTATAAAGTTCCTGAATTAGTATTCGGTGGATCCGAAACAATTGAACCAGGTGTTGGTGAAATCATATCACCTTTAGTATTATGTAATACGACATCAAGTACAGTTTTAATTGATTTAAGATTCCATAGAGATGAAGCTAATGCAGAATTTTATGTATTAAGGAATATGCCAATCACGGCAAATGAAACAACACCAATTCCATTAAACGGACAGTTTCTTAAGAGTGGTGATACATTAGAAATTAAAGCTGATACTGATTTAGCAGTACATGCTACATTGTCATTCACGCAAGGTCAATCTGAAGAAGACGATGTTGTCTAAGAATAAATATATTATTAATTAGGTTTGAATTTAAGGAAATAAACAAAGATGTCCAGATTTGGTACAATAACAGGAAAGAATCAATTACTTGGTTACGGTATACCGCAGCCATATCCGATTACACTTGACCCCGTACCTTACGAGGGTGCACTTGTATATGCTGATAATGATAAGGTATATTACTCCGATGGTACCCAGTGGAAAGAATTCTTAACCGATAGTGGTGTAACACAAAGCGCGATCTTACCATTTGCTTTCATGAGAGTTGATGGTACAACTCCAACAGGAACAAGTATTACAGCTGCAAATTGGGATGTAGCTAATGGTACTTTAGATCTTACATTTGCTACTGCTCAACCTGATACTGATTATACTGTTGTAACTGATGGTGAGTTTCAAGATGATACAAGATTTGTATCAGTAAATAATAAAACAGTAAATGGATTTCAGATTGCATTATATGACGGAAATGGAGCTGTTGTAACACCAAGTACAACAGAAGCGTTTACTGTTATGGTATTTGCTTCAGATCCTGTTACTCAAGTTGGTGCAGGTGTTCAAGGTTTCTCAGGAGCTCAAGGTGCTCAAGGTACACAAGGTGATTACGGTCCTGGCTTCGATATTATTGGTTCAGTACCAGATGTTGACTCAGGTGGAGATCCTCAAGCAACATTAAATACAGCCTTTGGTTCTGCTGTTGTTGGTAATGCTGTCATTGATGACGCAGACGAAGAAATCTGGGTATATGATGGATCTGTTTGGATTAACCTCGGTACGTTCCGTGGAGTTCAAGGCTTACAAGGTGTACAAGGCGATCAAGGTGTTCAGGGTCAATTAGGTTACGAAGGTATTCAAGGTGAAAGAGGATTCCGTGGCTATCAAGGTGTTCAGGGTAATCAAGGAACGCAAGGTATTCAAGGTGACTTAGGTTTCCAAGGAACGCAGGGACTGCAAGGAACACAAGGTAACCAAGGCTTTACTGGTATTCAAGGTGACTTAGGTATACAAGGTACTCAAGGTGACCAAGGGGTTCAAGGAACTCAAGGCTTTACTGGTATTCAAGGAGACGATGGTCTACAAGGCTATTCAGGTACTTATGGTGGAGTATCATTTGAGTTTGATTACGACGCATCTACAATTGCTTCAGATCCAGGTGTTGGTGGTTGGGCAATTAATAATACAGACCCTTCTCTTGCTACGGCAATGTTTATTGACCAAGAAGCAAAAAATAATAAAGATGTATCTGCCTTATTAAACAGTATTGATTTAGTAGCAGGACCAGTTAAAGGTTATATACAACTTACAAGAATTTCAGATATTCAAGAGTTTATTACTTTTGAAATTAATGATGTAACTGACAACACAGGTTGGTTAACATTACAAATTAGTCATGTAGCAAACAGTTCAGGTGTATTCACAAACGTTGCATCAGATCCTGCATTTATACTTTCATTTGGAAGAGTTGGTACACAAGGTGTTCAAGGTACGCAGGGATTCATTGGTATTCAAGGTGACCAAGGTACTCAAGGTGTTCAAGGTACTCAAGGATTTACTGGAGCTCAAGGTGAAGTAGGTTCACAAGGAAGTCAAGGTTTACAAGGCGATCAAGGTACTCAGGGATTACAAGGCGATCAAGGTACTCAAGGTTTACAAGGTGATCAGGGTCTACAAGGTAATACTGGTGACTTTGGTGGAATCAGTTATAACTACGAATACGATAATAATACAACAGATGCCGACCCAGGTACAGGTATTATAAGGTTTAGTGATACTTCACTCTCATCTTCAGGTCTTAAGTTATGGATTGATGATGAAGACGAAGGTACTAACAATGTTATGGACGGTCTTGCTGCTGAGCTTGACGCAATTGTTGGAGATCCTAAAGGTTATGTTCGTATTGTTGATGAAACAAATATTTACAATCAACTATTACTTAGAATTGATGTAATAACAGATAAGACTGGTTATTGGGAATTTGAAGTTGTAAGAATTAGTGGTGCAACGTCTTTAAGCAACGGAACTGGTGTTAAAGTAACTTTCTCAAGAAACGGTGATCGTGGTATTCAAGGACCACAAGGTACTCAAGGATTACAAGGCGATCAAGGTACTCAAGGATTACAAGGCGACCAAGGTGTTCAAGGTACTCAAGGTAACCAAGGAACGCAAGGTTTCCAAGGATTACAAGGGGAAGCCATTCAGGGTGTTCAAGGTGACCAAGGAACGCAAGGTATTCAAGGTACTCAAGGCGACCAAGGTGTTCAGGGAACACAAGGCTTTACAGGTGGAACTGGTGCTCAGGGTGCACAAGGTACTCAAGGATTACAAGGACTTCAGGGTGAGCAAGGCGAATACGGTGGTTTAACATTTGTATGGAATTATAGCTCTAACGTTGTTGGTGGTACTGATCCAGGCTCAAACAACTTTAAGTTCAATAATTCTAATCCTCAACTTGCTACATTAATTACACTTGACGATGTTCCTGCTGACCAATTTACAACAGAGATTGATGCTTTATTAGATTATATTGATTCTTTCCCAGGATCACCAAAGGCTTATTTAAAAATTCAAATAGGTGCAGGCGGAGATCCAGGTCCTGGCGGACATCATTGGTTAGTTTACGAAATTACAGATTGGACTTGGGATTCGGGTGCTAAGAATTACGGTTACTTTGATGTTGTTTATATTGATGGTAATGCTTCAAGTTGGACAACAGTTACTTCTTCTCATGGAGTTGAAACGTTATTAACATTTGTTCCTCGTGGCCCAGCTGGTATTCAAGGACCTCAAGGTACACAGGGTTTCCAAGGATTCCAAGGTTTAATTGGTCAAGGTACACAAGGTACTCAAGGCATTCAAGGTACGCAGGGTGATCAAGGTGAATCTGGGTCGTTCGGTGGTATTACTTTTGACTATACCTTTAAAACAGATACAGTTAACAACTCACCTGGTATCGGTGGATTAAAATTCAATAACAGTACTTATTCTTCTGTTACCGCTACTTATATCGGTGATAGAGATGATAACTTTGTTAATATTGAACCTTTCCTTAGAACAATTGATGATTCTACAAGTCCTATTAAAGGTCACTTTAGAATTACTAAGAAAGGTACTCCAGAAACATTCCAAATATTTACAATCTCTGCTCTTACAGAGGTTACAGGTTACTTTATTATATCATCCGCTTTTGTAAGTGGTAATGGTACATTTGTTGATAATGAAGATGTTACTATTACATTCGCAAGAACAGGTGATACAGGTTCAACAGGTAGTCAAGGTGTTCAAGGTACACAAGGCGTTCAAGGAACTCAAGGTGACCAAGGTCTACAAGGTAATACAGGACAAGGAGATCAAGGTACACAAGGTGTTCAGGGTACTCAAGGTGATCAAGGTGATGAAGGACCTGGCGGTGGTCAAGGTATTCAAGGTGTTCAGGGTACTCAAGGATTTACCGGAGCTCAAGGTGAGTTAGGATTCCAAGGAGCTGGCGGAGAGGGTAACCAAGGTACTCAAGGTTTACAAGGGGACCAAGGTACTCAAGGTATTATCGGTTCTGATGGTAACGACGGTGCTCAAGGACCTGCTGGTGCTGGTGCTCAAGGTACTCAAGGTACACAAGGTGTTCAGGGTGGAGCAGGTGATGAAGGTCAGCCTGGTGGAGAAGGACAACAAGGTACACAAGGATTACAAGGCGACCAAGGTACACAAGGACCACAAGGTTTTGGCGCTCAAGGTGCTGATGGATTTGGACCTCAGGGTACTCAAGGTTTACAAGGTACTCAAGGAACAATAGGTGCACCGAGTGATGTTCAAGGACCACAAGGTACTCAAGGTTTACAAGGAGACCAAGGTGTTCAAGGTAATGATGGAACTGGTGCTCAAGGTGCTCAGGGTTATCAAGGAACTCAAGGTAACGATGGTCCTGGCGGAACCGGTCCTCAAGGTTTACAGGGAGACCAAGGTACTCAAGGCGTTCAAGGTAATCAAGGCTTCCAAGGTGGAGCTGGTGGTGACGGTATTCAAGGTGATCTCGGATTACAAGGGGATCAAGGTACTCAAGGATTTACTGGAGATGCTGGTGTTGGTGTTCAAGGACCACAAGGTACTCAAGGTGTTCAAGGTGGACCTGGAGAGGCAGGAGCAGATTCAACAGTACAAGGACCACAAGGTACTCAGGGTTGGTATGGACCACAAGGTGAAACTGGTGCTGGTGAAGATGGTGTTCAAGGTCCTCAAGGTTTACAAGGATTTACTGGAGATACAGGTGGTTCAGGACCACAGGGTACAACCGGTGGAGATGGTGGCTTAGGTCAAGAAGGTCCTCAAGGTCCAGCGGGTCCAGCAGGTGGAGACGGTAGTGTAGGTGCTCAAGGTGAAACTGGTGCTCAAGGTGATAATGGTGCAGACGGTGGAGCTGGTGCTCCTGGTACTCCTGGAGATCAAGGTGTTCAAGGTGTTCAAGGTACTCAAGGATTCTTTGGAGATGAAGGACCACAGGGTGCTGCTGGTGGCGGACCACAGGGTACTCAAGGTGAAAAAGGAGATGTAGGTGGAGACGGTATTCAGGGTAGTCCTGGAGATGCAGGTCCAGCCGGTCCTCAAGGTACAGTAGGTTCTGCTGGTGCTGATAGTACAGTGCAAGGACCTCAAGGTGTTCAAGGTGGATTTGGTCCACAAGGTACCGCAGGTGCAACTGATGAAGTAGAAGTTGATGATATTAATGCTTCAGGTTTACAAACAACAAACATGTTCATTACCATGGTTCAAGGTGGATCAGGTGCAAGACCATTATATGGTACTACAGGTCCTAACTATGATCATGGTTCAAGTCCGATGCAAACCGGTAACCAGGCTAACTTCTTCTATACAGCACAAACCGATATGGTTACTGTTGAAAATATTAATATTGCTGGTGGAGCAACACTTGGCGGTACTACAATTACAACATGGCCAACAGGTGGTGGCGGCGGTGGTTCGTTAAGTAATATTGTTGAAGATACTACTCCTCAGTTAGGTGGTAACTTAGACGGTCAAGCATTTACTGTTACAACAACAGGTGATATTACTGCAGCTAACTTCAATTCAACATCTGACGAATCACTCAAAGAAAATGTTCATACCATTGAAAATGCGCTTGATAAGGTTGATAGTTTAAGAGGAGTTAACTTTGATTGGAAAGAATCTGGTTTAACTGCAACTGGTGTTATTGCCCAAGAAATCGAAACAATCCTTCCAGAGGTTGTGACAGAGGTTGATGGTATTAAACATGTAGCTTACGGCAACGTTGTTGGAGTACTGATTGAAGCAATTAAAGAATTAAAAGCAGAAATCGAAGACCTTAAGAACTAAATTATATTATGTAAACAACGTGCTCTGTCATTAAAAGTTAATGGAAATACAAGGGCATTTTAATAATGTCCTTTTCTATTTGTGGGACCGGATATTATAAATAAGGTAATAATAGAAAAATTTAATAAAAGGTTTCATAACAATGGCATCAAGAGCTAATATATACATCGATAAGGGTTTGGACTTCAGAACAGAATTAAATCTGTTCAATGATGAAGGTGTCGAATATGATGATGCGACCATCTCTGTTTACAACTTCTATAGCAGCATTAGAAAAGTATACTCACAATCAGCAGCAACCAACTTCAACATAGAAGTATCAAATAACGATATCACATTAGTACTTACAGATCAGCAAACAGAAGCGTTGAGTCCTGGAAAATACCAATATGATGTTGTCATGGAAAAACAAACAGGAGAACTAACAAAAATAGTAGAAGGCTTGGCAATCGTAGTTGATACTATTACGGAGGTTTCATAAGTGAGTATAAAGGTCAAGATCGGTGCTGGCCGCACGATTAAGGCCGTCCCGAAGCAAGGTCAGTCGACTGCGATAGTTGCTCCTGCAGAAAGAAAACCACAAATTGTACCAGATTCCGTAGTTCTCGGAATTGATACGATTGGGCCATATGTAAGCCAAGTTAATTCAGCTGATGGAATTGTTATTACACAAACCATTACTGATGAAGCTGCAAATGTTGTTGTAGGACATGCTGATACTTCAAACGCTGTTAGTACAACAAATCCAAATTTAAGTTATCCTAAAAATATTTCAATTGATACTTTCGGTCATGTTACTGATTTTGAAAATGTCAGCTTAAATCCTTTAAACTTTTCTGCCAATTCAACTGTTATATCAACTGATGATATTACGATTGGTACAACATCACTTACATTAGGTGAATCTACTAATACTCTTACAGGACTTACAGAATTAGATGTAGGCGGTCCTGTATTATCAAACACACTATTCATAAGAAATATTACAGATGGCAGAATATTATTTGCTGGTGCTAATGGCTTTGTATCTGATAGTGCAGGATTAACATTTGACGGTAACTCATTAATTGCGTCAGGTGGTGTATTCCTTGATGGTTTACAAGTTGATGGTCAAACAGATACAGACAGTTTAAATGTTAGAGACTTAACATCAGGAAGAATTCCTTTCGTTGCCGCTAACGGTGAATTTATTGATTCTGCTGGGTTGACATTTAATGGTACAAGTATTATCGCAACAGGTGGTGTATTCCTCGATGATCTATCTGTACCCGGCCAAGCAACTTTAGGTAGTGTTAATATTGAAGACCTTAATGAAGGTCGTATCATGTATGCCGGTGCAAACGGTGAGTTAATTGATTCTGCCAATCTGAGTTTTGATGGAGTTTCCATTACGGCAACAGGTGGTGTATTTTTAGATATACTTAGAGTACCAGGTCAAACAGAATTAGGTTCAGTTAATGTTACTGATTTAACATCAGGCAGAATTACTTTCGCAGGTACTGACGGTGAATTAGTTGATAGTAATAAATTAAGGTTTGATGGTTCAACATTTACAGTAGATGCTGATGCCGATATTACAGGTAATCTTACAATAGGTGGTAACCTTACTTTAGGTGATAATGAAGTTGATACAGTAACAGTTGTTGCTGACTTTACTTCTGACCTTATTCCTGATGCTTCCGATACATATAGTTTAGGTACTCCTACTAAAGAATGGCGTAGAATATTTACTCCTTCATTAAAGAGTTCTTCAGGTGTTGTTTCAATTGATGAAACAGGAGCATTTGTTTTACCTGTTGGTGGAACTGCTGACCGTCCTGCTAACAATCAAGTTGGTATGGTTCGTTATAATAGTTCTGACGAAAGATTTGAAGGTTATGATGGTATAGGTTGGTCAGAATTAGCAGGTAGTGTTAAAGACGTTGATAAAGATACTCTAATCACTGCTGAAGATTCTCCCGGTTCAGATAACGATCAATTAAAATTCAAAACGGCAGGCGTTCAAAGAATGTCTCTCGAAGCCGATGGTGATTTGATATTTGGCGCTAACTCTGATATCGTATTTGATTTTGACGAAGACAAAGCAACATTTGGTAGAGCTGCAGTTTCTACAATTGCTCCAGGTTCAATTGTTTATACCTCAGGTGGCGGTACATTAGAAGGTCAAGCAAACCTTTCTTGGGATGGTACTAATTTAACAATCGTTGGTGGTATTTCTGTTGATGGTGACTTTAGTACGTCAGGTGGTTTATCAGGTGACAGTTTATCAGTAGGTAACCTTGAAGCGAACACAATGATGTTCGTAACCGATACAGGTGCACTATCTTCAAACAATAATATCAAATATGACGGTGGTCACTTAACCGTTAATGCAAGCTCAGAATTCTTAACTGCTCCAACAATTGAAACAGTATCAGAAGGTCAAGTATTTGTCGCAGGAGCAAATGGACAAATACAAGGTGATGCAGGATTAACATACAATCAAACAACCGATGTATTATCAGTCGCAAGTTTAACAGATAATAGAGTTGTAGTCGCAGGTCCTTCAGGTGCACTTACTGATGATTCAGGATTTACTTGGGACGGTACAACATTAGTTGTTGATGGTGATGGTTCATTTACAGGTGATGTAACAATCGCAGGTAATTTAACCTTAGGTGACCAAGTAACAGATTCAATTAATGTAGTTGCTGACTTTACTTCTGATTTATTACCACAAACCGATAATACATTTGATCTTGGTGCTACAGGTTCTAATTGGTCAGAAGTATATACAAGAAAACTTAAAAGTGATACTGATGTAGTCGAAGTTGATGCAACTGGTGCAATTACAGTTCCTGTTGGTACAACTGCCCAAAGACCTAATCCTCTTGATGCTGGAATGGTTCGTTTCAATACAAGTGATGGAGTATTTGAAGGTTATAGTGGAAATGCTTGGGCAAGTTTAGGTGGAGTCAAAGACGTTGACCAAGATACCTTTATTGAAGCAGAATCTGCTCCTGGCGCTGATAACGACGAATTAAGATTTGTAACTGCAGGAGTTACTGCGTTTACAGTTGGCAATGACCAATCAATACAAACAGCTGCATCTACTGATCTTGTATTTGATGTAGGTGGAAATATTGATGTTTCTAATACGGTTATCACAGGTCTTGCTGAGCCAATCGCAAACTCAGATGCGGTCACCAAGTTTTATGTAGAGAATACTTTTGATAGAGACTTCCATATAACAAAAGGTGCTAATACTTACGTTCTTGATTTATTCAATACAGAGAATACTCCAAGTCTTGAAGTTGGAACTGGTCTTACAATTGAAAGTTACGATTCGGCAAATAATGTTACTGCCTTTGCTTTGGATACCGTATGGGATTCGTTCTCAGGTTTAAGAGAAGCTGGTGTTGAAGGAACAGTACCAAACTTTGAGTTTGATATTTACGGACGTGTTCGTTCTATTGTAAATATTCCTTTATCAGTTTCTTCCAACGCGGTTGTTGACTTCGTACCTTCTATTTACGGTGTTCTTGAAGACGCGGTTAGAAATAATACCGAGCAAGGTATTCAAGTTATTGCTGATAATCCAAATCAGAAAATAAACTTCTTTACGAATCCATTTACGGTTGCACTACTTGGTGATGTAACCGGAGCAGGAACAGTAATTAATAACTCTAACGTTGATATTACTACAACGTTTGATTACAATGTTCTTGATGCAAGGTATATTAATGCAGAAGGTGGTGATACATCTAACGGTGATTTAAGAGCAACGAAATTTGTAAGTAAAGATAACTTATCATTCTATGCTGATCCATCGGGTACTTCTCGATTTAAAAATATGCATATTGGTTATCAGCAAAATGTATCACAAATCATTATGGGTACTGGTTCAGGAAATATGTATTTCTATGCGCTGGGTACGCAAGCTGGTTTCTTAAGTAATGATTTCAACTTTGGTACTTACTTTGATAAGTCTAATGATAGTTGGTATGTAAAAGACGGAGACGTATATTCTCAATCATTTATTGATTCTGATAATAATACATATAAACTAAACCCTGCGGGTTTCGATTCTCGACTAATACAGATAAATACAGATACGAATATAAAGGTTGGTAATGATACCTTCCTTGCCAATAATACATTAGAGACTACCTCTGGTGGATTAACATTATCTTCATCTAGTAGTAGTATTAGTGTTGATAACTCTATTATAACAGGTTTGTTAGACCCTGTCAATAGTTTAGATGCAGTAAATAAACAATCTTTAGATACTGCGGTCAGTAACCTAACAACTGGTGGTATTTCTATATCAGCAGAGACCGGAACTACAGATGTAGTTGCATTAGGTGAGACAATCAACTTTGCCGCAGGCGAAGGCATTAATACAACAGTTACCGATAATACAATAACTATTGCTGGTGAATTAGCGTCAGATACCAATATTGGTGTTGCATCGTTTAATACAGCAAACTTTACCGTTACAAGCGGTGATGTAGAAGTTACAACATTAGATGGAGGAACCTTTTAAATTTGCCTAAATAGGTATATGGGATTTAAAGGACATACATATGTCAACATTAATTAAGTTAAGAAGAAGCGCCGTAGCAGGTCGAGTTCCGACTACCTCTCAATTGGAGTTAGGTGAACTTGCGATCAACACAGCTGACGGTAAAATCTACATTAAACGAGATGATAGTGGAACAGAATCCATTGTTGAGTTTAGTGCATCACCAGACGATCTTCTTACCTTACTTAAAACAGTTGACGGAGCAGGTTCAGGCCTAGACGCAGATTTATTAGACGGAGTATCCTCCGCACAATTCCTGAGATCAGATGAAGACGATACAATGGCAGGAAGCCTTATCGTTCAAGGTAATCTTACTGTATCAGGAAACACCACATATGTCAATACGGAAACTATTCAGTTATCCGATAACATCATTACTCTTAATGCTAATCATACAGGCGCTGCAAGTCAAAATGCAGGTCTTGAAGTTGAAAGAGGAACAGATTCAAATGTAGTTCTACAATGGAATGAAGCAAACGATTATTGGGAAATTGCTTCAGGTGGATCTACAGGTCGTATTATTACAACAAGTGATATTGGTGCAGGCAGCGGATTCGATGCCGACTTGCTAGATGGTCAAGAAGGTTCTTATTATTTAGATTTTACAAATGCTACGAACAAACCTGATCCTCAAATTGATGTCGGTTTAACAGGGAAGGTAACAGGGTCAGGGACGACCACTTTAACAGATTTAGCTTCAGGTACAATTTCTATTTCCACTGAACTTGCGAATACGGCGGTAACTGCTGGTTCATACGGTTCAGCTTCTCTTATACCAACATTCACAGTTGACGAAGATGGTCGATTAACAGCAGCCGCTGATGTTTCAGTCGCAGGTGTTGATGGAGTTGATTGGTATACTTCGAATAATACATTTGAGGTCTCAACTGTTGATGGAAGTTTATTCCAAACAAATATTTCAGCCTTTGACGCCAATGTTGATTTTGGTGCAGGAATTGATGTTACAGGTGATATTACAGTCACAGGTACTGTTGATGGCCGAGATATATTAGCAGATGGAACAAAACTTGATGGTATAGAACCAGGAGCAACAGCAGATCAAACAGCATCAGAAATATTAACATTACTTAAAACAGTTGATGGAGAATATTCTGGTTTAGATGCCGACTTATTAGACGGTGCAAATAGTTCTTTCTATACAGATTTTTCAAACGCAACAAATGTACCTGACCCAACAATTACTTTATCCGGTGATGTTACAGGTTC